CAATTACACCGGTGTTCTCAAGCGTCTTAATATCATCCAAAGCAGTGCCGTGGATGAACGCATAGTTCATCTGAATATCAGCACCGTTAACCTGTGCTTCATAGTTTGTATCACGGAATCTAAAGGCATCTTGAGTAAATTCTAGGCTATACCATCTAACTGCATCACCGCCTACACCACCTAAAGGTCCTTCATTAAGCATACCTGCGTAGTCTTCGTTCATCAGATAACCAATATCTACTAAACGTTCTGCGTAGTCATCTCCTAATCCTTTGTGGTAACCACGGATATAAGGCGTATTAACACCGTCAGATGCGTAAGCAAACTGCGGGTATAGATAACTAGATTCACCGAGAATAAGCTCAGTAAGAATACTTTCAATAACAGATAAGGTATCTGTATGGGTTGTTGTAATATTAAATACTTTAGCTTCAGATGGAGCCACTGTATCTGACAGCGGTTTCTCTGGGTTAGCCGCTAGCGATTCAGTCATAGATACTGGGTCAGCATCAGCGTCTGCATCACTGCGGTCAAAGTCTACATTCTCTGTAAAGGTCTTAACGTTTACTTCTGTAACAGTTACGGAATCTGTAAGTGTCTTACCTACATCAAACTCATCGATTGACTCTGTCGGAGTATTGATAGAATCAGTAAACGAAGGTCTAACGTCAAACTTGTTGATAGTTTCACTAGCTGTCGCTGTGTCTGACTTAGCTAGCTCTGGGTTATTCTTAATCCCTTCTACTGCTGTAACTGAGTCAGATTTAGGAATCTCAGGGTTTAGCGCAGGTGCATCACTAGCTGTAGCAGTATCTGCGACATCAGGACGCGTAAGGTTTTTAGCGTCAGACTCTGCCATAGAAGCAGAATCAGTAAGACCTTTATCAACATCAAACAAGTTAATCGTATCTGACGCAGTAATTGGGTCGGGGTCTACATCGTCATCACTAGGGTCAAAGTCTACAGATGAGTTAAATGTCTTGATGTTAGACCCAAGCATTTCAACCGAATCAGTCTTACCTGCTGGGGTAATCGTCTTAGCAGATGTTTCTGTAACTGTGACGGTGTCGTCGAACTCTGTAGTAACGTCAAAACGGTCAATCACCTCAGAAGTTGTTGCTGTGTCTGTGACGTTCTTGACGGGCCTAAACTGATTGATTGCTTCAGATGTAGAGACAGAAGCCGTAATACCGGGTTTCTCTGGGTTCTTAGCAGCTAACTCTGTAATGTAGACATCAACAGTTTCTGGTATACCTGTGTTATCTATAGTCGTCGAGCCATTAGCTCCGTCAAACGCAAGAACTATAGGAGTTGTAGGGTCAACAGCTACAGGCGACGCTGGTGTAAAATTCTGCCCGCCATACTTATCCGCTGTAGACAGAGCAAATCCATCGACGTAACCTGCCCAACCGTTTAAGTTATTAAAGTCCGCACCTATGCGTAGTTCAGCTGCTGCAGGAATACCCCCAGAAGTAACTGTATGTATGACAGCCCCATCTACAAAAATAGTATATGTATTTCCAAACGTCCCGCCGCGAGTAACTGCAAGGTGTGTCCATGTGTTAGCACTAAAAACATTGTTTTGGGTTTTAAGTATTCCGTTGCCTCGGATAACCACAAGAAAATTACCCGACTGCCGCAGCATAATGTTATCGTCATTATAAGCTACGCGAGAGTCAAAGATTACATCATCCTGCGTACCGCTAGTAGGATAAACCCACATCTCCACGGTGAATGGGTTACTACCGTAGTCTAGTGTGTCGTCAGAAAGAACATAATCGCCTGTACCATCTAGCTTCAGACTAGCACTGCCATACTTCTTTACAGCCGTAGATAATTGAGCATCACCGTAAGCCGTGAATCCTATTAACCCCGGACTACCAGCTAAATCACTATCAGCGAGTTCACCAACAATTATATCTTTAGCATCAGACTCAGCTATAGTAACAGGGGTAGGGTCTACATCATCGTCGCTAGGGTCAAAGTCCACGGGGTTCGTGAAGACTTTGAACGTCGATTCGGTTACCGTCACCGAGTCGGTAGGTGCTAGGTTTATTTCTTTTGTGTCAGACTCAGACATCGTGATGTCGTCATCTGAAAGTGTTGTTACTGTTTTGGCTATAGTCTCCTCAATAATAGTCACACTTTCCGCAGGTAGCGGACGTGTATCAATAATTTCATAAGAAAAAGAAACCGATGCGCCCTCGGTCTCGTAAGAGTAGGTAGAGTAATCAGTAGACGCAGTTACAGATGTTACCGTTGCTGCAACAGTAACTAGGGAGGATAGTGCATAGGATACACTAATCTTAGCCATTAGCTTGTATCTCGTACTCTAAAATTCAACGTATCATAAACGGTTTGGGTACTACCGTTGTAATCAATAACTATCTCGCCTTCATATTCACCGGGGTCTACATCAAGCACACCGCCAGCAAAATTAAAATATATTTTACCATCACTACCATCAGTAAGTTTTAAAGTAGAGATAGTAGACAGAGTCGTAGATGACCCTTTTAGTTTGAACTTGATAGAAACAGAAGTTGTGCTAGCTGATAAATCTATAGCAGAACCTGAAATATCGTCAGTCAACGTGAGAGTAATTTGTGGTAACTCGTCTCCTTTTACTAGTTTGATTATGTCAGCCATATCCTACCTCACGCAAATTTCTGCATCTGCACCCTTACGGATGATTTAGATGCACCTATGTTAGTTCTAGCTCTACGCTCTGCTAAACCTACAGTAAACTGTTTAGCGTGGTAGTTAGCTAACTCACGGTCACTCCACGTCCTATCAGGTAGTACAAGAAGATGTTGAAGCGCTCCATGCATAATTACATTCTCTAGTTCATCAAGAACTGTCTTATCCATTTTATCAGCAGTTCGTAAAGGTTTTAAGCAAACAATCATACGAACATCGTAATTTGTTGTCGCATCTGGAACTGGTGCTAATGAGAAATGGTCAGGGTCTAACTGAGTAATATAGCGAGGTTCAGAACGCTCATCGACACTTTGGTTAGGCCACTTAGGGAGAATATCGTATAAATCTTCTATTGTGACAGGAGTTAGTTTAGTTCCGTTAACTGTTGCTGTAAGGAACGCATGAACCTCTGCATCGTTTGGAGTATCGTATGCGTAGAAATAAGCACCGGGAACTAGACGAACCTTAGGCTGCTCATAGCGCCAAGCTAGAGTTTTTTCGCAAGCAACAATAGCTGCATCACGAACATACTGCTCTATGACTGGCGTTGGGCAACCCGGGACACTAGGAGATAATCGAGTAACAATTTCATTAAAAGTTCTGCTAGGCATTAGACAACATCCTCCTGTTCAAGTCCGCCGCGCTCTGGGTCAGTAATAGCTCTGCTCTGACCTGCTACACCAAGCGCTTGAGTGAAGGACTGCTGGAATAGCTCAGCTCGTTTTGAGTTCACATGCTCATTATCGACGGACTCCGCAATGAACACTGTACAGTCTACAACCACTGGGAAATAGGCATCAGGAAGGAGTGCCACATCAGTTGTACCGTTGTAGTCAGGGGGAGTTTGAGCGTATTCACCAACCAATACTTGGTCAGCAGGAGCTTTAGGATAGATAAAGAACTTATTAGCATTTCGTACATGTCGCATGAAGTTAACAGCAGGACCTGCCGTATCGTTCATCCAAGTAGGATATGCTTGGTCTAACGCCTCCCTGTTAGTTTCTATAACTCCGTTACCATTCTTAACGGAATAAATTTCTATGAGACGGATAGAATCCGACGGCATAGATTGCACCACAGAATCTGCAGTACAAGTAATGTCACCAATGTAAGCAAACAAATCAGGACGAAGCACAGCAATACGCTTCAATGCCTGATTAGCAAAACCCAACAACACAGTGTCGCTATAACGCTGTGGTGAGTTTGTATCCTGTAGGATACGTCTTACCTCTGTGATGACATCATCTAAAATCATTTAGGCAAACCTTTACTTGCTTCCTCGGCTAACTCCTCTGGAGTATCATCGCCAACTTCTGGCAGTTCAGTCTCCAAGTTTACCTTAGCTTTACGAGTACTTTGTTTCTTTGTCATAAATTTTTCTGGGAACGCTTGTTCCTCAGTAATTTCTTCGGTGTTAGGATTTTCAGCTAGAATCTCGTTCCAACCGTAGATTTCACCGTCCTTAATATTTCGTAGCCAACGTCCAGCCATAATTTTTTCCTCTCCAAATTGG